GTAGCATACCTAGGTGTGTTACAAAACAAGGCAACAAGGCAACTTAAGGAGAAAACATTATGGCCTCATTAGCTGATATCCGTGCAAAACTTGCACAAATGGAAAATAAGCCCGGTTCTAAAGATTCGAACAAGACCGCAGGCGACAACGCAATTTACCCGTTTTGGAATATTGAAGAAGGACAAAGCGCAACGCTTCGTTTCCTACCAGACGGTGATCCCAACAACACATTCTTTTGGGTAGAGCGACAGATGATTCGCTTGACCTTCCCTGGTGTTGTAGGTGGAGAGAATAAGCCTGTAACTGTACAGGTACCCTGCGGTGAAATGTATGGCGACAACTGCCCAATTCTGACAGAGGTTCGTCCATGGTTTAAGGATCCTTCACTTGAAGAAATGGGTCGTAAGTATTGGAAGAAGAAGTCATATATCTTCCAGGGCTTTGTAGCAGAGAATCCGCTAAATGAGGAATCTCCAGAAAATCCAATTCGTCGTTTCGTAATTGGTCCTCAGATTTTCAATATCATTAAGGGTGCGCTTATGGACCCAGATATGGAAAATATCCCAACTGACTATGTAAATGGTACAGACTTCCGTCTTACTAAGACCACAAAGGGTCAGTATGCAGACTATAGTACATCAAAGTGGGCTCGCAAGGAGCGTAGTCTAGACGAAACAGAACTTGCTGCAATTGATGAGCATGAGCTGTATGATCTTAAGGACTTCCTCCCAGCTCGTCCAACTGCCGAACATTACAAGGCTATCGCTGAAATGTTTGAAGCAAGTGTGAACGGTGAACTGTATGATGCTGCTCGTTGGGGTAACTACTATAAGCCATATGGTGTTGAAGTTCCGGCCGGTGCTTCAAGCCCAACAACTCAAAAGGCTAGTGCTCCAGTAGCTAAGGCTGCGCCAGCACCAGTTGCTGACGACAGCGATGATGAAGCACCTTTTGATACAACTCCAGCAAAGGTAACACCACCTGCAACTACTGCTCCGGCAGCAAGCGACGGTGCAAAGAAGTCAGCTGATGACATCCTTGCAATGATTCGCAACCGCAAGCAAGCCTAATAAGGAGTAGTATATGCAGAAACCTTTTGATCTGACCAAGTTTCGTACTGGTCTAACTAAAAACATTACAGGTATCAGTGCTGGCTTCCACGACCCGGTTGATTGGGTCAGCACAGGTAACCTTACCTTAAACTATCTTATCAGCGGAGACTTTAACAAGGGAATTCCGCTAGGTAAGGTATGTGTGTTTGCAGGCGAATCAGGTTCCGGTAAGAGCTTTATTTGTTCCGGCAATATTGTGAAGAACGCTCAAAATTTGGGTTGTCAAGTAGTTCTTTTTGACTCCGAGAACGCACTTGATGAAGAATGGCTTAAGGCACTAGATGTTGATACTAGTCCTGAGAAGCTATTACGTATTTCAGTTAGCATGATTGACGATGTGGCCAAAGCCATCTCAGACTTTATGAAAGACTACAAAGCCAATTATGGCGGACTGAAATACGAAGAAATGCCTAAGTTACTGTTTGTTATTGACAGTCTCGGCATGTTACTCACCCCAACTGATGTTGATCAGTTCCAGAAGGGTGACATGAAGGGTGACATGGGTAGAAAGCCAAAGGCTCTAACTGCCCTGGTTCGCAATACTGTAAACATGATCGCACCGTATCCAATTGGCTTGGTTGCAACTAATCACACATATGCATCACAGGATATGTTTGATCCAGATGATAAGATTAGTGGCGGTCAAGGTTTTGTTTACGCATCTTCGATTGTTGTTGCAATGCGTAAGCTCAAGCTCAAGGAAGATGATGACGGTAATAAGATTAGCGAAGTACGCGGTATTCGAAGTGCCTGTAAGGTAATGAAATCTCGTTATGCTAAGCCGTTTGAAAGTGTGCAGATTAAGATTCCATATGAGTCGGGCATGAATCCATATAGCGGCCTATTGGATCTGTTCGAAGCTAAAGGTATCTTAGCTAAAGAAGGCAATAAGCTATCTTATACTTCTCCGGTAACTGGTGAGGTTATTAAGGAGTTCAGAAAAGGCTGGACTAGCGATAAACTACAGGTAATTATTGACGAGTGGGGTCAAAACCCAATTGCCAGTGTTTCAACTGTAGCTGATGCTGATCCCGCTGATTTTGAACCAAATACTGAGGAGTATGCAGATGAGTCCTGAAGTAGTACTTCTAGGAGAAGTTTGGGATTCAGTTAAATCCTTTATCCCAAGAAAGGAACGGCTACAAGCAGCCGAAACACTAGTTAGATTGTTTGATGACAATGTTGACATCAGCGATGTTGAATCTTTTGTTAACGAATATGACAGCGTGTTAAAGACAGCAGTAGTAAGTCATTTTGATCTTCTTTTAGAAGAAGATGAAGATGAAGATGACTGGGAATGTTAATACATGAGTACCTGGTATAATAAAGTAGTAGATGATCTTAGTGTGATTGTTGATTGCATTGAGTATTTTGAAAACGAGCTTGACGATGCTAGGTACGAGTGTGGGATCAAGGGTAGCCTGGAAAAAGCCAGTGCTGCCCTCCCAGGCATCACTGAAAAGCGATTTAATCAATTACAAGAAATTGAAGCTATTCTAGAGCATTTAAATATTGAGTTACGCAAAGAGCGTAGTAAAGTGTTTAGGAAGTATTTAGAAAGTTATAATCGCCAATTAAGCAGCAGGGATGCAGAGAAGTTTGTGGACGGTGAGGAAAGTGTTATTACACTTACTCACCTGACAAATCAATTCAGCTTATTGCGTAATAAGTTCTTAGGTATCATGAAAGGACTAGATACCAAACAATGGCAGATTGGTCACATTACAAGATTGCGTACAGCCGGTATGGAAGACATTGTGATTGGCTAAATATTGTTAGGAGAAGTTAATGCCATTTTTTAGAAAAAAGCCAGTTGTCATAGAAGCAGTACAATTTGTATATACGGATGAAGGTATACAAAATTTGAAAGAATTTTGTGGCTCTTCAATGGGGTATCTTGTTAAAGATCGTCATTCAGATGCAAAAGCAGAATTACAAATTTGTACTTTAGAAGATGGCACTACATTAACTGTTAAACATATTGCTACAGAAGGTGATTGGATTATCAAAGGTATACAAGGAGAATTTTATCCTTGCAAGCCTGACATTTTTGAAAGCACCTATGAGCATGTTCCGGTGGAGAAAATATGAAAACAATTATTGCTTTGATTAGTGCAATGCTAATCACCACACCTGCACTTGCAGGTCCTAGACATCATGATCACTATAGAATACAAAAGCACCATCATCATAACAACGGCAAGTGGGTAGCACCATTAATTGGTGGTGTTGTACTTGGCGCTATTATTGCTGATGCAAATGCCAAACAAAAAGAAAAAGAGAACGCTCGTAAAATTGTTGTAGTTAGAGAACCGCAGCAACATTGCGAAGAACTTACAATTATTGTTCAAAACCGTTGGGGCGATGTATTAGAGCGACGAACAGAATATCGTTGCACTGAATACTGATCTTGACATTCTCCTAAAAAGGTGCTAGTATACTTTTTTAAGGAGGTGCGTTATGGCTAAAAAACCTAAAAAGCCTGTGGTTGCTAAACGCAATCCTGTGGCTAAAAACGCACATGTTTTTAACCGGGCTAAAGTGTTCAAAGACCGTAAAAAAGAAGCTAAAAACAACAATTATGGCGAAGATGACGTAAGTCATTGATTTTATTAGGCCTGCTAAGTCATTGATTTAGCAGGCTTTTCTATTAGCAAAAACAGCTTAAAAAAAGGTTGACTTATACCCTAACGGTGCTATACTGTAAGTATGAAGAAGCAAGTAACGTATCGCAAAGGTGACCCAATAAAGGTCGAGTTTTATGGCATTACGCTGTACGGGCGTGTTATACGTGTACAGGGTGACACAGTATACTATCGCAGCGATATAGGTCAGAACTTTACTGTGGATATCAGTGAAGTGCGGGCCTGCGACCCTGAGGAAATTTACTTCTAAAAAGTGGTTGACATTGGCTCAAAATCTGCTATACTGTATATGTAGGGTAAGGAATAAGACAATGTTTACAGCAATTTTACTTCTTGGCGGTGCTTGGGTAGTGTTAAGCAACTTGCTTGACATTCTTGCTGGGCTTACTGGCTTTAAGGGTTTAGATGCATTCCTAGGCTATTGGGGTGCTGTTCTTGCTGTTATTGTTATGGTAAAAATTCTTGCCTAAAATGGTTGACAGCATCCTAAAAGATGCTATTATTAATGTGTAAGTTAAATGTTGTGGGAGACATTGTAATGCAGAAGTTAATCAAGATTAAGCAGGGCAGTTATCGTAATGCTCCAATTTACGATACTGTATTTCCGCTCGTTAAGCCTATGAAAGTAGGCAAGAAGGGCATGTTTGTTACCGTTGATGCGTCAAACATCCTCGGCTCTGATAAGGCAGCAATTCGCGTGTTGATTGAAAATATTGAAGACGTTGAATACGTCGGCACTGACACTCCTGTTAGTGTTGCTCCGGTAGCACCTGTTGCTGCATTGGTTACTAAGCCCGCTGCTCCGGCAGAGACGCCCGAAGAAGCAATGGATCGTATCCGTAAGCGTTTCGCAATTCTAGACCAGATGACTGACGCTGTTGCTAACGGTGTTGTGCGTGGTCTAATTGTTAGCGGCCCTCCAGGCGTTGGTAAGAGCTTTGGTGTTGAGCGCATTCTCGACGAGTACGAAGCGATGCACAAGCTCGCTGGCGGTAAGAACCCGCGCACTGAAATTGTTAAGGGTTCAATGACCCCAATTGGTTTGTTCCAGACGCTGTACAATAACAGCCAGGAAGGTAATATCCTGGTGTTTGACGACTGTGACAGCATCTTGTTTGACGAAGTGTGCTTGAACATGCTCAAGGCTGTATTGGACAGTGGCAAGAAGCGTACTATTACGTGGAAGGCAGAGTCCAATGCTTTGCGTCGCGAAGGCATCCCGGATCGCTTTGACTTTAAGGGTGGTTGTATCTTTATCACTAACGTTAACTTTGAGAACGTTCGTAGCAAGAAGATCCAGGATCACTTGCAGGCGCTAATGTCACGCTGCCACTACATTGACCTCGGTATGGATAGTGCTGCTGATCGCTTCCTGCGAATCAACCAGATTGTTAACGACGGTATGCTTGCAGAGTACGACTTTGGCGACGAAGGTGAGCAAGAGGTTGTTGACTTTATGGTTGAGAAGAGTGCGCGACTCCGAGAGATTAGTTTGCGTATGGTGCTTAAGGTTGCGGATCTTAAGAAGATGGCTCCTGAGAATTGGAAGGACCTCGCAGAGAGCACCTGTATGAAGCGGTTTGCCTAAACGTTATTCTCCCACAGCGTATAGGCACTACCCCCCGAGGCAACTTGGGGGGTAGTTTTTATCTATTTTAAGGGCTTGACAAAATCATTGAACGAGTATAAATTAATATAGTATGCAGAAGGTTACATTAGAAATTCGCGATGAGGTTAATGTTAGGTTCGTAGGATTAGACCCACGGACTCGTCGCAAAATATCTGATGCAGTAAAATTCTTTTTACCCTATGCTAGACATATGCCCGCGTTCAAATTAGGGCGTTGGGATGGTTGTATTAGGTACTGCGACATCGGTGGCCGCACTTATTTTAATCTTTTAGATAAACTACTGCCCTTAGTAGTTGAAGAAGGTTACGATATCGAAATTAACGATATGCGTACCAAATGGAATTTTGAATTTAGTGCAGTGGGTCAATTAGATTATGAACATATTCCTTGGCCTAAGAATCACCCAAATGCAGGTGAACCTATTATACTCAGGGACTATCAAGTAGAAGTAATTAATCGCTTTCTTGATACACCACAATGCTTACAGCAAATTGCCACAGGCGCAGGCAAGACTATCATCACAGCAGTTTTAAGTCATCGCTGTGAACCTTACGGCCGAACAATTGTAATTGTGCCTAACAAAGACCTTGTTGTTCAAACAGAGCGTGATTATATTAACTTGGGTCTCGATGTTGGTGTGTACTTTGGCGACAGAAAAGACTTTGGCAAAACTCATACTATTTGCACTTGGCAAAGTTTAGACATTCTTGAAAAGGCAACCAAAGCTGGCACCGCTAGTATTACAATTGATGAGTTCTTAGACGGTGTAGTGTGTGTTATGGTTGACGAAGTTCACAAGGCAAAAGCTGATGTGCTTCGCGACCAGTTAGGCGGTATGTTCCGTAATGTACCTATTCGTTGGGGGCTAACAGGTACTATACCCAAAGACGAATACGAAGCAGTTGGTTGTGTTTGCGCTATTGGACCTGTGGTTGGAAATCTAAGCAGTAAAGAACTTCAGGACATGGGAGTACTTGCTGATCTGGATATCAACATTCTACAATTGCAGGACGGACTATTAGGATTTAATAGCTATGCACAAGAACTAAAATGGCTGCTCACCGACCCTACTAGAATTGATCATATTAGTCAAATAATCAATGGTTTAAGTACAGGCGGCAATACGCTTGTGTTAATTGATAGAATTAAAACAGGTGAGATGCTAATGGAGCGCAACTCGGATTGGGTATTCATTAGCGGTGAAATGAAAACAACAGATCGTCAAAAGGAATATGCTGAAGTTAGCGAAATGAATAATAAGGTTATTGTTGCTACTTATGGTGTTGCTGCGGTAGGTATCAACATTCCTCGCATCTTTAATCTTGTTATGATTGAACCAGGCAAGAGCTTTGTCCGCGTTATTCAGTCAATAGGTCGTGGCATTCGTAAAGCAGAAGATAAAGATTATGTGCAAGTAGTTGACCTCACTAGCAATTTAAAGTATAGTAAAAGACACTTAACTGCTCGTAGAGCTTACTATAAGGAACAAAACTTTAGACACCAAGTGACTAAGGTTGAATACAAATGACGCAAGAGGAATTTAATGCGCTCAGTGATACTGAACGTGCGTTTTTAAAACTTGAGGGTTGTTGTGCAGGTTGCGGATGTGGTTTAAAAGATAGGTACCAGCTACATGCACCGTGGTGTAGCATTGCACCACACATTATATTTAATCTAGGACATGAGTGGGGTAAACACTCGGATAGACCGGTTATACAAACAAGCCGACGACAAGGTAAACGTGTGTTTGCTAACACGATAAATGAATTAAACAAACTATTTGGAAAACAAAATGAAAATACTAACTGTTGATAATAAACCCTATGATTTAGATACTGTACCAGATGAAATTGAAGATGTTCGGTATTGTGTGCTTGATGCAAGCGATCCAACATATATCGATTATTATTTTCTTCCTTTGATCTTTCTAGAGAGCTTTCATGCTCCTGCTATCTGCCTACAAATAGGAAAACACAGCATACAGATGCCTATGGATTGGAGTATTGTTATCTGCGACGAGGACTACACCGCAGTTGAAGTTATTCCGTTAGCAAGTCTCAATAATCGAGGATTTCGTTGCTTATCACTTAATCCAATGGTAAGTAATTCGTTAACCAGCTATGAGATTTCTATCACAAATATATTTCAAGATGTAAAATGGTATTTTCCAAAGCTAAAGAACGGACATGTTTTAGCAGTACCCTTAGAGAATAAGACTAAGCCCTTGTGTGCTTTGTTTGTTAAAGAGATAAACAAGGTTTGTGATCTGCAAGTTGGAGACTTAGTGGGCTAATGCGTAACACAGATCCTTACAACCTAAAGCGCGAAATTACTCCAATACCGGACTTTCCTGTAGAGGGTGTACAGTACAAAGATGTTACCAGCTTGCTCTATAAGCCCGCGGCGTTTAAAACCACTGTAGACGCTATTACAGCGTTTGCTAAGGCTAATAACATCACTGATGTAGTTGCAGCAGACGCTAGAGGGTTTATCTGGGGCAGTCCTGTTGCACTTAATTTAAATGTTCCATTTCATCTAGTTCGTAAGCCAGGTAAGTTGCCACCGCCAACTATTGGATATGAGTTTGAGTATGAGTATGCTAGCACTAGCTTACACATGAAAGAGAACACACCACTTGACGCACTAAACAATGTTCTTATTGTAGACGATGTTAGTGCCACTGGCGGTACAGCATTAGCTATTTTAGAGTTACTTAAGAAGTTTGAAATCCATCCAATCGATGTTTGCTATGCATCAGTTATTGATCTAGTATTTTTGGGAGGATCTGTTAAACTTCAAGAGCAAGGTGTAAAGACATTCAGCGTAATTGAATATGAAAAGGACGAGTAATGGGTTATTTTTTTACAAGTGAGAGCGTAAGTGAGGGGCATCCAGACAAGGTTGCAGATTTGATTAGTGATGCAGTAGCAACATATATTTTAGATAAGAACCCAAATCATCGTGCCGCAGTAGAAACATTGGTTACTACTAACATGGTAACGCTAGCCGGTGAATATAAAAGCACTAAAGAAATTGATAAAAGTGTGATCGCAGACATTGTGCGCGACACAGTAAAGCAGATTGGCTACGAACAAGCGGGCTTCCATTGGGAGAAGCTGAAGATCTATAACGAGCTGCATCCACAAAGTGCAGACATTGCACTAGGCACTGACGACTTTGGCGCAGGCGACCAAGGACTGATGTTTGGTTATGCTTGTCGCGAAACACCAAACTACATGCCGCTTGCCATACACCTAAGCCACAATATTGTAGAAGAACTAGCAACACTACGCAAGGCAGGTACAGTATCTTGGTTAGGCCCAGATTCTAAGAGCCAGGTCACTGTTGAATACAACGACGATGCTGAACCAATCCGTATTGCTAAAGTTGTATGCAGTACACAGCACAATGACTCTGTTGATATTAATGCACTACGTATGGGGATAGAAAATATCATACGTGGCATATTGCCAGAAAAGTTTGTAGACGATAAAACAGAATTCTATATCAACCCAACTGGGCGATTTGTAATTGGTGGACCCGACGGAGATGCAGGTCTTACCGGAAGAAAAATTATTGTGGATACCTACGGTGGGTACGCACCCCACGGTGGAGGAGCATTCAGCGGCAAGGATCCAACTAAAGTTGATCGTAGTGCTGCCTACATGATGCGTTACCTAGCCAAGAACATTGTCGCACTTGGATATGCTGATTGGGCTACCTGCCAAGTTAGTTATGCAATTGGTATTAAGGAACCAATGAGTTTTTATGTTGAAAGCAACGGCGACAGTCGCGCATTAACGGAATGGATCCTAAAAAATGTTGACCTAACACCAAAAGGAATCATTGACAAGTTCGGCCTGTTTAGTGTACAATTAACAGAAACTACAAACTACGGACACTTTGGTAAAGACCATTTGCCGTGGGAACAGGTGGACTTAGATATCAAACTATGAAAGCTAAAAAAGAACCTGCTATCCCACTAAAGGATATTATGGCAGCACTGGACAAAAAGGACAGAGGCTTTTATAGCCGCTTGACTGATGAGCAGAAAAAAGCGTTTGTGCCTTGGATGATGATGCGTTATGCTAGTAGCGCACAAGGTCGCAATGCTGCTCATTACTTGTTTATGGTTAATGAACTTGTTAACAAGAACTTTAGCGACGTTACTAAGCATCCAGAACTACAGTGGCTACTGATGACTGCGGCAGGATCAGGTAAGGTAGAATTTCATCCTTACATTAAACCACCTAACTCAAAGAAAAAGAAGGATAAACTCAGTGAGTTTATTTACAGCATATATCCAAATTTTAAAAGAGATGATTTAGAACTGTTCTTAATGTTAAATACTAAAGACGAGTTGAAAGAATTAGCAAAAGCACATGGCTACGACGACAAAACTATCGCAGACATCTTTGGAAAGTGACACCGTTTGTAAATGGTGTGAGAAAGAATTTCGCAATGAGCGAACGCTGTCTGCTCACATGTGTCCTAAGAAGCGGCGCTGGGCAGACCGAGAGATGACGCATGTGCGTTTAGGGTTTCGTGTATTCCAAATGTTCTATGAATTAAGTACTACAGTTAGCAAACCAAAAAGTATGGAAGATTTCATTCGTAGTCAGTACTACGAAGCCTTTGTAAAATTTGGTCGTAGTTGTGTGCGTAATGAATATCTAGAGCCAGAAAAGTTTGCTGAATGGTTGATTAAGAATGGTAAGAAACTTGCTGATTGGAGCAAGGACAGTTTATATGATGAGTTTCTTTTAGAGTATGTGAAGAAAGAAACAGGAATTAGAGCATTAGAGCGAAGTGTGCTGTATCTTGCTGAATGGGCCAAAGATAACGACAGTGACTGGCAAGATTATTTTAAGATAGTTAGTACGCCCAGAGCAGTACATGATATTAGAGCAGCTAAGATATCTCCTTGGCTACTATATTTGAGTGATACAGGCAGAGAGCTACTCACTAGATTTAACGATGAACAAATTAAGATGATAAATCATATCATTGACGCTAAATTTTGGTTTAAAGTTTTTGCAAAGAATACTGAAGAAGTTGAAGAAGTAAAAAATGCGTGTGAAGCAGCAGGAATCTAATTAGGAAGACTTATGAAATTATCTATAAAAGAAGTAGTTTCTCTTTCTGGTTCTAGATCTGAAAACCCGCATAGGACTTTTCCTGAACCAGATTCAAACAGATATGTTGGGCAATATTTTAAACCTTATTTTAAACCAAAATTTAAAATAAACTTTAACACTACTAAACCAATATACACTATTGGATCGTGCTTTGCTCGTGAGATAGAGGATTGTTTACACGATTTAGGATATAATGTTCCAACAAAAAGATACATAGCACCCGAAGAAGTTTCGCTCGGAGGCCGCCCAAATTTTGGACTTAATCAATTCAATCCAGGTTGCATGGGACAAACTATTGTGTCAGCTTTAAGCGATGAAAAAATACAACCCTGTGTTTATCGAACCAAGCAAGGTGAATTAATTGATCTTTTATTAGTTGGTTCTCCTACAGTATCAGCTAATAGAATATTTCAACGTCATGAAGAAATTTCTAAATTATATGATGGCCTAAAAACTGCTGAATGTCTTGTATTGACGCTTGGACTTACTGAGTGTTGGTATGATACTGAAAATAACTTATGGTTAAATCGTGCACCTCCTCTGGACGAACAAACTTTAAACAGCAATAGGTTTCAGTTTAGAAAACTAGACTATAACGAGTGCATTCAAACATTGGATACTGCACTTTCAATGTTGAACGATTTAGGTATTAAAGTTGTAATTACTGTTTCTCCCGTTCCTCTTTTAGCTACTTTTACTAATGAGGATTGTGTTGTTGCTAATGAACTAAGTAAATCAACATTAAGAGCAGTTGCGGGATATTTTACTAATAAATACGAGTACGTGGATTATTTTCCAGCTTACGAAATGGTTCGGCATCTGGGAATAAGTGCTTATAGAGATGATAACATTCATGTTCGTTATGAACTTATAAAAATCATAACAGAATTTATGATTAACGGTTATACAAAGTAGAGATAAAGATATGAAAGAGAATTTAACAATTAAAGATATTGGGCTAGAAGTAATCAAATGGCCTATTACAAAAGTTAGAGTTGGCAAAGTTGATGATCGCTGGCTAGTTGAGTATCGTAGAAAAGCAAAGTGGGTACTTGATCGTTGGTGGTGGTTTGATGATGGAAAATATATTGACTATCGCGAAGCAGTTGCCCGTGCTCAAGCTATTGCAGCAGCAGGATACATCACAACTATTAGAAATGCTAAACCAACATTTGACGTAACTCCCTATGATGCAGAAGAACCTGTATTTGCACCTACCCCAGTAGCGCCGCAAGTAGTAAAACGAGTTGTATCAAAAGCAGCGCCTGTTGCAGCAGCAAGTGGTTTCGCTGCTTGGAAAGCCACGCAAGGTGTTGATTTAGATGGTGACGGTGATATTGACGAAGATGACTTTAAGTTGTATAATGCTGGTGATCGTTGGGATAACTCAAAAGGTGAATGGGATAATCCTCAAGACTTAGACGGTGACGGTGATATTGACGAAGATGATTATCGTCTTTATGAAGCAGCTAAACGCTGGGACGATAAAGGTTGGGATGATCCACAGGATCTCGATGGCGATGGAGACATTGACGAGGATGACTTTAAGCTATATGAATCTGCAAAACGCTGGGAAGAACTAGGATGGGAAAATCCTGAAGATCTAAACGGTGACGGTATCATTGACCTTGAAGATTACAAACTATATGTCCAAGGAGAGCGTTGGGACGATAATAAGGATAAAGGTAATGCATAACGATAAACCTAGAGCAATTTTTAGTACCGAAGATCTAGATATCATTAAAGAAGCGTTGATGTTTTATGTTCAAGTATCAGACGATCTTGAACCTACACTACAGAGAAAAATTGTTAATTTAACACACAGACTAAACAGAGGTAAAAAGTGAGTGAAGTAAATTTAATCGGCATTACAAAGCCGAGTGCATATACAGGATGTACTAGTGCTAATGAACTAGTAGCGTGGGCAGCTAGAGTTAGTAATCCTAGCAATCAAAACAATACAGCAACAGCACCCAAACTGGTTCAGTATCTTATCAAGAACCAGCATTGGTCACCACTGGAGATGGTTCACATCTCTATGGAGATTAAAACTACTCGCGATATTGCACGACAAATTCTACGCCATAGAAGTTTTGCATTCCAGGAATACAGTCAACGATATGCTGACCCAACCAAGGATTTAGGTTTTGTTAAACGCGAAGCTCGCTTACAAGACAAAAAGAATCGCCAAAATTCAATTGAGACTGAAGATAGAGATCTAGAAGAAACTTGGAATATGAAACAGGCAAGCGTACAGAGAGCCTCAGCTGAAGCATATCAATGGGCTATTGATAACGGCATTGCTAAGGAACAGGCTCGCGCTGTACTTCCTGAAGGAAATATGGAAAGTGTTGTTATTATGGCAGGCAGTTTACGTAGTTGGGTACACTACTGCCAGCTTCGTATGGATAAGGCTACACAAAAGGAACATCGTGTTGTAGCAGAACAATGTTGGAATATCCTTATTCAACATTTTCCTGATGTTGAAAAAGCACTCGCTGATATGAAGGCAATAGAAGACTTAGAGAAAAAGGTCCCATGACAAAGAATGACGAAGCTGTAATCAGACTTCATGACATTGCTCGTCTAGTTGAGCGCGAATATCTAACAGAAGAAGGCATTAAACTTTCTAGAACTATTCGTGATACAGCAGATAAGCTAAATGAGTTGATCAAGTCAAGTGACAACAAAAATTGATTTTGACGTAGATATTGATATGGCTAACCGTGAGGACTTCTTACGGTTAGTTAATCACACGCCTGCTAGTATTAAAGCAGAAGATGGTTCTTATTCAAAGCACAATACAGGCGTGTATTTTCAAACTATACCAACATTTCCTTTAGAAGGATACAGTAGTTTAGACTACGAAGCAGCAGAAGAAGATGGTTGGTTTAAGGTAGACATTCTTAATAACAGTATCTATAAAGGTGTACGAGATGAAGCACATCTTAGTAAATTACTAGACGCTGAACCAATGTGGGAACTGTTGCAGCATGAAGAAATTGTTTCTCAATTATTTCACATTAATAATTATTCAAAAGTTTTAGAAAACTATAAGCCACAAACTGTTGAACAACTGGCAATGATACTAGCTATCATTCGCCCGGGCAAGAAGCATTTGGTTGGTAAGTCCTGGTCAGAAATAGCCAAGAATGTTTGGGTCAAGCCCACTGACGGATCTTATTATTTTAAGAGAAGCCACGCAATTGCATATGCTGTGGCTATTTGTGTGCAGCTAAATTTGCTGTGCGAGCAGTTAAGTAGTTTTTCTGATTAACTGTATACTGCGTCTTTTAATTCGTTTCTTTAGTAGATTTTGTAGGCTTGTAACAGGGCCAAACAATATTTCAACATCCTTATAAGTAAAGGTCTTTAGATAAGGATGAAATGGACGCATCTCATAGTGTAAAAATACATCTATGGGTATTTGCCTATTACTTTCCCACCACCAAACTTCACCTAATTCTAGGAACTCTTTTTTAACTTGTAAAGTGGGCATAGCATCTACGTCGTAGAATGTAATAATGCTATTATCGTGATTTACAACGATGCCCAAGTATTCTTGTCCGCAGTATGAAATCCCGGTTAAAAATTCTAGTTCGTTGTAATTATTAATTTTATCAATCATTAAAATTATTTACCAAAAATGCTCTGTTAACTTACGTAGATTTTGAATCGTCTCAATTGTGATAAATACTGTTATGAGCAGCTACGGTGACCAAAAACTCTACCTCTACGATAATGTAATAGAGCTCGTAGTCACTGTGGATAATATTTATGTGGACAACAGACCTATGAACCTAAGAAAGTTGGTAGCCCATAAGGGTATAACAAATACAATTTTGTTTAATATAAGGGATCGAGACCGCAGATTACAGAATGTATTTTCTGATACTTTGCGTATATACATGATTCACCCCACAACAAAACGCAGAATTTTTACCAAACCCTTAGTTAATACTTCTGATGTAGGTAAAGTAAAGCTAGTACTTGAGGAAGCTGATTTAGCAAACATTGAATCAGGCTTATATACACTTTATGTTACCCGCAGCACACAAGAAAATGAGAATTTGCCAGTTTACAATGATCAAAATAACAACATTAAGTTTGATATCGAGATCACAGATCAAACTGGAGAGGAACCGGTTCCTACCCAATCGGAAACAACATTTACACAGACAGCAAATACAATGTTAGGCGATACATCTAATGTTATTGTGAGTAGCGCATTATACGGTAATTTAGATCGTAATTTCCCCAACGCTCAACATAGTATTGCATTTTATACCACACAGTACACGGGGAATTTAACAATTCAAGCAAGTTGTTTGCTTGGTGTTCCGGACCTAGATGATGCTAGCAGCGATTGGTTCAATATTGAAACAATAGCACTTAGCAACAGTAGTGTTGTTACGCACCATACATTTAATGTTAACTGCAATTGGATTCGTGTTAAACACACACCCGACGACACAAATGGAACACTAGATAAAATTCTATTAAGAAATTAAAGGTGGTGTTATATGGATAAAATTGAATTAGAAAGAGCTAGGTTAATTAATTGGATCTTAAGAATTGTTATTACAATTCTAAGCACAATCCTAGTAGCAGTTGTTTTTGTATTACTCGTTGGTATCTTTATGCCAAACGAGCAAATTGATAACAAGGACATTCTTGCAATTATCAATCCTGCGTTCAATACTATTATTGGTGCGTTTGTCGGATTGCTAGCTGGTTTAACAGTTAGCAAAGGCGATACAGCAAAAGAA